TTAATGCAAGGTTGGCGTGATAGAATACCTTACAGAACAGGAGGTTTTGAATATGGATACAAATTACATCATTGAAACAAAAAATCTGACGAAGCAATATGGCTCGCAAAAGAGTGTGGCTGACTTAAATATCCATGTGAAGCGTGGGAGAATTTATGGTCTGCTTGGCAGAAATGCTCCGAGATACATACTGAAAGTATGATCCACTACTTAGAGGATTATATGTACTGTACTAGAAAGCTGGGGCTTTATGTGCAGTTAGTAGCATAAATTATATAGGGGTTATCTAAATATATTTACCTCCTGTGATTAAGTTATATAAAGACTTAACACAGGAGGTTTATTTTTATGATAACAGTAGAAAAACTGGAAAAAGGTACTTATTTTGATGATGCTTTTAAGATCTCATTTAGATACGATCCCACTACTGTAGCTAAGGTAAAAGAGCTGGCAGAGCGGAGGTATTTACCAGAGGATAGAGCGTGGGAGATCCCAGCACATGAGCTACCAGCTCTCATAGAGAAAGTAGGGCTTAGCAATATCAAAAGTGAGGAGGCTGTAGTACAAGCTCTCAATACTAAGGAGATCGAGGATAAAAGGGAGGCTACACAGGAGAGGCTAAAGGGTATTAAGCCTGTAAGAGATTTTGATTTTAAAACAGCTCCCCTCCCTCATCAGATCGAGGCTTTTAATTATGGAATGGAGAAAAACTCTTTACTTATCGGAGATGAGCAGGGCTTAGGCAAAACAAAGGAGAGTATTGATATTTGTGTAGCCAGAAAGAAAGAGCTCATTAAAACCCTTATTGTATGCGGAGTAAACTCTGTAAAATATAACTGGGAGAAAGAGATCCAGATCCACTCTAACGAGGGCTGTGTAATGGTAGACGGTAAGACAATGGATGTTAGAGTACAACAGCTAAATGACTGGTACAGAGGCTCCTCTTATTTTGGGGTTATCAATATTGAGAGCCTCAGAAATGAGAAAATACAGGATGCTCTCTATCTGGGGATTAAGGATGGATATATAGGGGCTATTATTGTGGATGAGATCCACAAGGCTAAAAACGGAGGCTCTCAACAGGGAAAAGCTCTTAGATTTTTGAAAGCTCCAGTTAAGATAGGATTATCTGGTACTCCAATGAATAAAGCGGAGGATCTGTGGAATATCCTTACATGGCTGGGAGTAGAGAGGAGATCCTTTTATAGTTTTAGAAATGCCTATTGTACTATGGGAGGTTTCGGAGGCTATAAAGTAATCGGATATAAAAACTTAGATAGCCTCAATGCTGAGTTAAATACTGTAATGCTTAGAAGAAAGAAAGAGGAGGTACTAGATCTCTCTCCTAAGCTATACAGTACTGAGTATGTAGAACTTACCACAGCTCAGAAAAAACAGTACAGGGATATTAAAAATGGCATTGTAGCGGATATGGAGAATATCTTAGCCTCTGTTAATCCTCTTAACTGTACTCTCCGCCTCAGACAGCTTACCAGCGGTAATCCTAACTTAACAGATGATAGCCCTAAGCTGGATCGTATTAAGGAGATGCTGGAGGAGGAGATTATCCCTAACGGTCACAAGGCTATCATATTTTCTCAGTGGAGCACGATAGCTAAGGATCTGGGGATAGAGCTTAGTGAATATGATCCGATTGTAATTACAGGAGAGGTACCTCCAGAGCAGAGGCAGAGATTAGTAGACAATTTCCAGACTAACCCACACTGTAAAGTAGCTATAGGAACTATCGGAGCTATGGGTACTGGATTAACTCTAAATAAAGCCTCTTATGTATTCTTTATGGATAAAGCATGGAATAGCGGAGATAATGCACAGGCTGAGGATAGAGCCCACAGAATAGGTACCGTAGGGGCTGTAAATGTAATCTCTATGGTGGCTAAGGGTACCATAGATGAGGCGGTAGAGGATTACCTGTTAGAAAATAAAGATCTCATTGATCGAGTAGTAGACGGTAAAGGATCTAAGCAGGATATTAAAACCATCCTTAACAAATTACTTAGCATTTAATATACAGGTGTGGTATAATAACTCAAAATGGAGGTACATAATGAGAGCGATAACAATAGATGCAGATACAGGAAAAAGAATATATACAAGAAAAGAGGTAGCGGATCTGGTAGGAGCCTCTACTCAATCTATCCGCCTCTGGGAAGATGCTGGAGCTATTCCAGCCAGTGTAAGAGATGAGGGAGGCTATAGATACTGGTATGAGGAGGATCTGGAGGCTATAAAGGCTTATGCCTCATTACCGAGAAAAGCAAAACTTAAAAAGTAGCCCTAAGTGTGAGGAGAGTGTAACAGCTCTCCTCTTTTTTTGCCCTTAATTTTGAGGGCTATCTAAAAATTTACCGTTTGTGTGATTAGGTTAAGTATCAAAAGAAAAGGAGGTAAGCAGGATGCTTAAAATCAGTTTTACAAATGCTGAGGTATCGGATCACGGATACGGTTTAGAGGTAAATGGTAAATCCTTAGAGGATATTATCTCTACCGCCTTAGGAACTAAGGTAAAAGGTAATGGCGGTTACGGATCTGGATTACCTAGCTTTAGCTCTAATAGCTGTGATGTAACGGTTACTATCAATCCACACGATAAAGAGTGTGAGATTGAAACAGAGGATAACGTGTGGCACAGCGTAGAGGAAATGGAGGCAGAAAAGAGTGAGCAGTTTCAAGAGGAAAATGCAGAGGCAGATCCAGAAAAATAATGGTACCCTCCTCCACAAAAAGGTAGTAGCTAGGAAAATGGGCTGTAAATCCGTGGAGGAGTATAACCGTAGGATGGCACGCAGAGAAAAAAATTTAAAAGAGATGGAGGATAACAAAGATGGCAAATGATTTTACAGCAAGGGTAGCAGGTATCAGCGTAGAGCTGGGTATGAGTGTACAGAATAAGAGTGGTATCTGGTGTAAGCCTACAGTAAAGATGGATCTTAAGATTGATGGAGGTACGAACCCTCAGCAGAGAGAGGCTATCATTAAACAGGCTTTTGATGAGGTTTGTGATAACATTGAGAAAACCATCTCAGAGATGGAGTAATACTTACAGGGGGGGGGAGAGTATCTCTCCTCTCTCCTTAACTGGAGGTAATTATGGCAAAACAGATAAAAGTAAGAGAGGATAATTACTTTGCTGTACAGGGCTGGATGGTAACAGAGCTAAAGCTAAAGGGTAACGCACTTATGCTCTATGCGATCATCTACGGATTTTCTCAGACTACTAACACAGCTTTTACAGGGAGTGTAGACTACCTCTGTGAGTGGCTGGGTGGTGTATCAAGACCTACGGTAATTAACACTTTAGATAACCTAGTTAAGCAGGGGCTCCTCACTAAGAGTAGTACCACTAAAGGAGCTCTCATTTACAACAGCTATACAGCTTTAAGACCGAGTAAAAAAATTTTATCCGATGAAGATCCAACGAGTAAAAAAACTTTACCCGATACGAGTAAAAATTTTTTACTCAATAAAGATAGTAAAGATAATATAGAAAAATCCATCTCTAAAGAGATGGAGGGCAAAGCCCCTAAAAAGAGATCTTATAGTACTATCTTAGAGGATCCTGTTAATAAGTTTGTGAAAGAGGCTCTTAGTAAATTTATACAGTATTGTAGGGGTAAAAACTATACGCCTAAGGTAACTACTGTAGAAAAGTTTGCTAGTACTCTTAGAGATAATGCTGGAGAGGATCCTGTAGTGGCTCTGGCTATTGTGGATCAGAGTATAGATAAGGGATGGAAAGATCTCTATCCACTTAAGAACTATGGTAGACAGGGAAAGCCTACAGCGGTTAGTAAAAAGTTTAGCGGTAATACCCTTAAAGATGCTGAGGGTAAGGATATTGTGTTTAAGTAATCTGGAGGAGGGTGTAAAAGCTCTCCTCTAAATTTTTACCTCTTTTGTGATTAGGATTACTCAAAAGGAGGTAAAAGCGGATGAAATGCTATGCAAGTGATTATTGCCAGAAAGATAAAAGCTCCTGTAGTGATGTATGCGGAGGCTACAGAGTACTTAGAGCTTTATACAATTTAAGCAGGATCCCAGAGAGATACCGTTATACTATCGCTCTTAAGCCAGAGAATGGAGAGGATCTGGAGGCGTTTACAACACTGGATAATTATAAAAATGATGTGCTCAGTATGGTAGATGAGGGCAGAGGTTTATATATCTGGGGAAAGAGTACAGGGAATGGTAAAACCTCATGGGCTTGTAAGATTATGAGTTACTTTTTCAGAAAGATAGCTTTTAATACAGGGCTGGAAAATGAGGGGCTATATATTTTTCTCCCCACTTTCTTAGAAGATCTCAGAGATAACTATGATAACAAAGATCCAGAATTTGATGAGGTACTCAGAATGATAAAAACCTGTAGGCTCCTTATCATAGACGATATAGGAGCAGAGAGGGTAACAGATTGGGTAAGGGAGAGGATGGTAAGTATTATAAATACCAGAGTATCTAATAACCTCACTACGATCTATACCAGTAACCTCTCTCCAGAGGAGCTTAGGGGCGAGTTAGGGGATCGGATAGCCAGTAGAGTATTGGGATCTTCACAGGTAGTAGAAATTACAAGCGGAGATAGGAGGGGATTATAAATGGCTAATATGATTGAGCAGAGCTTACTCTGTAAAGTATTAGATGCTCCAGATCTGGAGATCCTCCACTCTAACGGAGTAATAGAGGAGATGTTTCTTACCTGTAAGGATGAGATCCATTTTATCATAGAGCATTACAACAGCTATAAGCAGATGCCAGATAAATTAACCTTTTTAGGCAGGTTCAAAGATTTTCAAATGCTGGAGGTTACAGAGAGTACAGATTACTTAGTATACAAGCTCAAAGAGGCTTACACATATACTAAGCTGGTGCCTCTGATTGAGGATACAGCAAAGGTAGTAAAAGAGGATAGTATTAAGGCTATCCAGTACCTCAAAGAGGAGATAGAAAAGCTGGAGAAATCCGTACCAGTGAGCAGGAATAAAGATGGCTATGATATTATCTCTAACGCTGGAGATCGCCTTACAGAGTATAAAAAGCGTTGTGAGGTAAAGGGGCTTATAGGTATTCCTACAGGTATCCCTAAGCTGGATGAGATTACTAATGGCTGGCTCTGGGGAGAGGATCTGGTAGTACTCACAGGGCGTACTAATGTAGGTAAAACATGGATCGGAGAGTACTTTGCTACTATGGCGTGGAATATGGGTTATAAGATCCTTATGTACTCTGGAGAGATGAGTACCGCTATGGTTGGTTTTCGTTTCGATACTCTCAATAAGCACTTTAGTAACATGGGGCTCCTTAATGGATCTGGTACTCTGGGAAAGAAACCAGATACAGACGGAGCAAAGTACTTACAGGAGGATTATGAGAAGTACATAACACAGCTCCAGCAAAAGAGTGGATTTATCGTAGTTACTCCAGATGATTTTGAGGGGCGTAAGCCTAATGTGGATGAGATCAAGAGCTTAGCTATTAAGCATGGGGCGGATATGATTGTAATAGATCAGCTCTCTCTTATGAGTGATAAGCGTAGGGCGGATATACCTAGAATAGCTTATAACAATATCTCAGAGGATCTCTTTTTGATGAGTAAGGAGCTTAAAAAGCCTGTACTCCTTATGGCACAGGCTAACCGTGAGGCAGTTAAGAACCGTAAAAAAGGAGAGAGCCCAGAGCTCCACGATCTGGCAGAGAGTGACGGTGTAGGACAGAACGCCACAAGAGTATTATCTCTATCTGTGATAGATGGCACTCTTAAGATCAGTGTTAAGAAAAACAGATATGGTATCAATAACAAAGAGGTACTTATGATCTGGGAAGTAAACACAGGATACCTTAAGCCTCTCCTTAGTGAAAATCCAGAGGAGAGCACAGAGGATAAAAAGGATGATAAACCAGATGGAGAAAAGGGTAAAGGAGGAGAGAAAGATTATGGTTTCTAAAGGCGGAGTACCTAAAGGGAGGATCATCCCTGTATATCTTACAGATGAGGGAGATGTGTACCCTATTTATTTACATGAGATGGGAGAGTTAGAGATTATCCAGAGGCTTGTAGCAGGTATCTTAGATAATAAGATTGTGGTAGATACTAATACCAGAATTAACTCAGAGAATGATAAAATCTCTATTTTTGATTTGAGTAAGAAAAAATAATAAAAATCTCTCTAAATGTTACCTCTTTTTCTGATTAGGTTAAGTAAATCGGAAAAGGAGGTACTTTTTTATATGACGATTACAAGTAAAGAAGTAGCGGAGATGCTGGGAAAGAGGCACGATAACCTTTTAAGAGCGATCCGCAAATATATTACACAGTTAGGAGATGAGTCTCCTAAGTATTTCTCAGAGGATCCAGATAAGGGCGGTAGATTGTACCACATTACTAAGGCTGGTTGTGATCTTATGGCAGGGCGTATTATCGGAGCTCAGAGTGAGGCTTTTAAGACTAAGTATGCTCCAGTGTTTGGAGAGGAGGCTCCTGTAGAGGCGGTAGAGGAAAAGCAGGAGGAGCCACAGGAGAAAGCCTACACAGTAGAGGAGGTAGCTCAGATCTTAGGCTGTAGTGAGAGAAATGTATACAGAAATATCCAGAGTGGAAAGCTGGAGGCTGTAGAGCGTGAGGTAATGATCCCTACTCTTAAGAAGTTTGTAACAGAGGAGGCTCTGGAAAGATATAAAGCAGGGAGGGCTAGTTAATGAATTACTTTGAAATGAAATGGAGGCTCTCCGCTTGCAGAATACAGGCAGGATACTCACAGGCAGAGGTAGCAGAGATCTTAGGCTGTAGCGATAAGACTATAGTTAGCTGGGAAACAGGTAAGACAGCTCCTAAGATGGAGAAAGCACAGGAGCTTAGTGATCTGTATGGTATCCCTCTGGCTTATATGGATTTTTCAAAGGCTGGAAACTCTACACCTCTTAGAGAGCGTGAGAGTGAGCCACAGATCCCAGCTTTTTAATTTATAGGAGGAAAAAAAGATGATTAAAGGACAGTTTGCAAAAAATTTACACAAAGCAGTTTCAGAGAGAGGGATTAAGCAGGTAGAGCTTGCTAAGGTGCTGGAGGTACCGCCTACTACAGTAAATGGGTGGATGAGAGGAGCCCATTTACCAGACATTGAGAAGTTAATGGAAATTTGTGATTATTTGGAAATGCCTGTAGGAGAGATGTTAGGAGATCATAGACATATTAACGATTTAGACGAGGTTAAGCATCTTATGGATGTATCGCTTAAACAGAAAGCCTATATTGAAAATTTAGAGGCGGAGCTTAATGAGTGTAAAATGTTAAATAATCAGCTTATGAGCGATCTGGATGCAGATGAGGGGCTTGCAGAAATTTGTGTGAATGAGTTTATTGCAGATACCATAAAGGCTGTAAAAGACGCTGGAGTAAAGAAGATTACGGTTGAGTTTTGATAAAGAAAAAGAGCCAGCTTTTGCAGGCTGGCTCCATCCAGAGGATTACTCCTCTTTAAGATTTTGTAGCTCATTGATGCGTTGAGCTAATCCCTTAAGTAGCTCCAGATCCTTATCTGATAGTGAGATAGATAGCTTAAATAAATCGTATAGAGAGGGCTTACTCTCTAAGATCTTTGAGATTAAAGCAGGATCAGTAGAAAACTTTTCCTGTGAGAAAATCTCTGGATCTCTTAGGAGATCCGTAGCATCTATCCCTAGATAAGTTGCTACAGCCTCAATCCTATCCATTCTAGGAGTGTTCTTTCCAGTACACCATTGAGAAACTGTAGAGGAGCTGTAGTGGAGATCGTTGATTAGATCTTGCTGAGTTTTACCTTTTACCGCTAGGTAGTAGGTAAGTGCTTTAGCAAATGTACTCATTGTTTTTACACCTCCTCTCCTTTGAGGGATAAGTTAATTATACAGTATTACAGAGAAAAAGTAAAGTAAAACAGAGATAAAACTCTGTAAAACAGAAAATTGGGTATTGACATCTCTGTAAAACAGGATTATATTATAATTGTTCTCTGAGAAACAGAGAGAACACAGAGGGGGTACTCCCCTCATATATTTTTGCTATCAATCTCTATTAAACAGAGAATGATATACAATAAAACAGAGATAAAGGAGGTACAAGCTAATGAATTTAGCAGAGTTAAAGGAGGCTTATAAAGCCAGAAAGCTAGCCTTAGACAGTGCAAAGAAAGAGGAGGAGAAATACAAGGCACTCCTTAAGGATGCGATGTTAGAGGCTGGAGAAAGTGATTACACGGATGAGGCTGGATACCGCTTTGAGCGAATTGTGCAGGAGCGTAAGAGCATGGATGAGGAAAAGCTCTTAGCAGAACTCCATGAGAGAAACCTTACTAGCTGTATCGCAACTAAGGAGGTTGTAGATGAGGATGCAACTCTTAAGGCGGTAGAGGCTGGAGAGTTGCCACAGGAAGTATTAGCAGATGCCTTAAAGGTAACAGAGGTAGTAATGCTTAAGCTCACAGCTCCTAAAAAGGCAAAGGCTAAAAAGTGATAACGATCTGGAAAACTCCAATAGTAGCCACAGTAGAGCAGGTACTTAAGGATCTTAAGCTCCAGCTCTACGGAGCAGGGCTACTTAGGGAGATTAAAAACACAGGATCGGATCTTATGTGTACTTGCCCTTTTCACGCAAACGGTAAGGAGCATAACCCATCTTGCGGAGTGCTCCTACAGCAAAAAGTAACAAAGGATAAGACCTATGAGGCTGGTACGGTGCATTGCTACACCTGTGGATACACAGCGGATCTACCTCAGTTTGTAGCGGATCTCTTAGGGCTGAGTAGCCCAGTAGAGGGCTTTAAGTGGTTGGTAAATCAGTACAACTACCAGACGGAGGAGAGAGAGCTCCCAGATCTGGATATGTACAGAGGATCCACAGCTAAATCCTCAGTACTGGAGGAGAGCTTAGTAAAGCAGTACACACAGAACCTCCTACAGAGTGAGGAGGCGTGTAGGTACTTACATAAAAGGCGGATAGCTAACTGGGTGCTGGAGGCGTATGAGCTGGGGTTTGACCCAGAGGATAAAACAGTACTTTTCCCTGTAAGGGGCATGGATGGGAAAGTGATCTTTTACAAAGGCAGGAGCATAGCTGGAAAGCATTTTTATAACGCCAAAGAGGTAGATAAAACCTCCGTAGTGTTTGGGCTCTGGGAGATCCTTAACGGATCTTTTAGCTGGGGTACATCGGATCAGATAGAGGAGGTTTGGATTACCGAGAGCGAGATAGATGCTCTCAGCCTTATCTCTTACGGAGTACCAGCGGTAGCTATCATGGGATCACATATCTCAGAGGATCAGTGTAAAGAGCTGGAGCGTACACCTTTTAGGCGGTTCGTACTTGCCACAGATAACGATGATGCAGGGAGAAAAGGAGCCTCCCAGATCAAGAGGTTACTGATACCTAAAGGTTTTCGGTTTATCAACCTCAAATGGCATACGAGCCTAAAGGACATTAATGATCTTGTCAAAGAGTACGGAGATGGCTGGAAAGACCATCTCACAGGATATTAAAGGAGGAAAACAGGATGAGTAAAGGATTTATTACAGGAACAAATGAGGAACTTATTAAAGCGTACAAAGAGAGTAGAGATGAGAGCTATCTTAAAGAGCTCATAGAGGCTAACAAGGGGCTTATTAACCTTTTGGTATCCCCATATTTAACTTCTATTCCTAATGCTGAGTTAGAGGATCTTACAAGTGAGAGCTATATACCGATGCTTAGAGCTATAGAGGATTACGATCCAGAGCAGGGAGTAGCTTTTTCTACTCTTCTTAAGGTTTATGTACGCCAGCACCTTAACCGTTTATATAACGAGGCTACACGCCAGAAAAGATTTACAGGTACCACTCCAGATAGCTTAGATCGGTTATCTGAGATCAATAAAGAGGGCGGTACAGAAACAGATAGCACCTTTGAGGTAGAGTGTAAGGATTTTAGCTCTGTAGAGTTTATGGATCTCTTAGATAGCTTACAGCTCAATGATAAGGAGCAGGTAGCGGTAAATATCCTCATGGCTGGAGGAGCTAAGGGAGAGATTGCTAAGGCTCTCAATATTACTAATGCTACCGTAAGCTGGCATATCAAGAACCTCAAAAAGAAATTTATTTTAGCTGGTTATCAATATGCTGTCTAAATAATCTGGGTGGATGTGATTAAGTTATTTATCACGAAAAGCAAGGAGGTAAGCGGTATGAGTAGTTTAAGAACCCTGTTAGCCATCTTAAAAGGAGAGGCTGTAGTGCTTACTAAAAAGAGTGAGCATAAGGCGGATGTGCTGGTAGGAAAGAATGTGGATAAGCGTTTTGCTATCAACAGCATGGTAGGAGCTGTAAAGGCTTTGATGCTGTAGTTATAGAAAAAAAAATAATCAAGGAAAAACAGGAGGATACAGAAATGGGATTACAGGATCTTATTAACAAGTATGACAATGGAGGATTTTCTAAAACAGGCTGGTTTCAGTTAAAGGATGATGGAGATACAGCTACAGTACGCCTCCTCCATAAGGGAGAGGTAGGAGTAAAGGATGGAGAAACAGATTATGATTTTCCCATCTACGAGGTACACAAATTAGATGTAGACGGTAGCGGTAGAGATCGTACTTGCCTCTGTAAAGGAGAGAGCTGTGAGTTTTGTAAGAGCGGTAATAAGCCTCAGCTTAGAATGTTCTTACAGATGATTAACAAGGATGAGAAAGATAAGGATAAGCAGGTACAGCTCTGGGAGAGAGGCTTAACAGACATTAAGAACCTTATCGGCTTAGCTGGAGAGTACGGAGATCTCACTAAGAGAGATATTAAGATTAAGAGATCTGGAGCAAAGGGTAGCCTTAAGACTACATACCAGTATTTCCCTAAGGATCCTAGTGAGATGGAGATCCCAGAGCCTCAGAACTTAGTAGGTTCACTTATCTTAGATCTGGATCGTGAGGATCAGATTAAGGCTATCGAGGGTAGATTACAGCTTAACAAGGGTAACAATAACGATAGTAACAATGACAGCGGAGCAGGAGCTACAAGAGTATTTTAAGGCAGGGAGGGAGGCTAAAAACCTCCCTCTTTTATTAAACAGGAGGATACAGGATGGCAAGAGAGATACAGGTAGATATGAGTAGAGAGAGCGTGGATCTGGAGGATCTTAGTAGCAGATTAGCTCATAAAAAGGTATGTAATATAAATTTGAAAAGAAACCAGAATACCTTACTTAAAGGGCTGGAGGTAATAAATGAGCTGGTAAAGAGCGGTAGGCTCCATGCTGAGGGAGAGTATGAGATTATCCGTACTCCAGAGAGGCTTAAGGAAGTAATGGAAACCTACTTAACTGGAGTAAGTGAGTATGTACTGGATGTGGAAACTACAGGGCTGGATGTGTATAACGATATTTTAGTAGGTATCTGTTTATATAATCCAGATCTCCCTAGTTTCTATGTACCGTTTAATCATACGGATCTCCAGAATAAGAGAGTTGAGGGGCAAATGACAGAGGAGGAGTGTAAGGCGGTTATGCTCCCTTATCTGGCTAACGGATCCCTTAAGTGCATAAATCATAATATTAAGTTTGATGATAAAGTAGTTACTTTCCAGTGGGGGCAGAGGATCGCCAATGTATGGTGGGATACTAATATAGCTGGATGGGTACTCAATGAGAATGAGAAACACGGATTAAAACCGATGTATAACAAGTATATCCTCAATGGGGAGGGCTCAGATGAGGATTTTGGAGATCTCTTTGAGGGTATCCCATGTAACTATATTCCTATTGATATTTTCGCTATTTATGGTGCTAACGATGGTTTTAAAACATGGGCTTTGTATCAATTCCAGAAAAAGTATCTTAGAGAGGATCATCCGAGAGCAGACTACAGAAAGCTCTATCATGTGTTTAGAGATATTGAGATGCCTCTTATTGATGTTTGTATGGATATGGAGCTTAGAGGTGTAGAGATCCGTGAGGATTATGCTAAGGAGCTCTCTGTAAAATTTAATGCAGAGATGGCGGAGAAAGAAAAGCTCTGTGATGAGTATGTAGCTAAGTTTGATAAGTTTATAGAGGAAAATCCTACTCTTATGAGATTAACTAAGGGTACTAAGAAGATTAACTATAACAGCCCTCAGCAGGTGGCTTGTTTATTCTATGATATTTTCAAACTGAAAAGCGTATCCAGAAAAGAGCCGAGAGGTACAGGAGATAAGATAGTACAACAGCATAGAAATAAGGCTAAAAAGGCAGGTACTAAAAAGGGAGAGGAGTTTATCCAGTTTTTAGATAACTACCAGAGATACAAAGAGTGCGGAAAGCTCTTAGGAACTTACATAGATAAGATCCCAGAGGTTAAGTGTGCTAAGACTAATGCAGTACATACCACATATAACCAGTACGGAGCAAAAACAGGTAGATTTTCAAGTAGTGATACAGTTACTAAGATCAACCTCCAGAACATTCCTAGCCATGAGAAAAGCATCCGTAAGATCTTTAGAGCCAGAGATGGCTATAAGTTTGTAGGTGGAGATTTTAGCCAGATTGAGCCACGAGTACTCTCTTATGTGTCTGGAGATGAGGCGATGCAGGAGGCATACAGAGAGGGTAAAGATCTATATGCCATCATGGGATCTAAGGTGTACGGTGTGCCTTATGAGGATTGTAGAGAATTTTATCCAGATGGTACGGTAAATGCTGAGGGTAAACACAGGCGTACAACTATGAAAAGTGTACTCTTAGGTATCATGTACGAGCGTGGAGCTAAAGCCATCGGAGAGCAGTTTGACAGATCCGCAGAGTGGGCTCAGAAACTTATTGATGATTTTTATAAGAGTTTTCCTAAGATCCAACAGCTCCGCCTTAAGGTAGAGAAGATGGCGGAGGAGTACGGATATGTAACTACTATACAGGGCAGAAAGAGAAGATTGCCAGAGATGCAGTTACCAGATCACGATGATTACCGCTATCAAGAGGCTCACAGGCAGAGCCTTAATGCTGTAATACAAGGATCCAGTGCGGATATTATGAAATTAGCTATGATCGCTATTTACAATGATCCTCAGTATAAGGCTCTGGATTGCCACATGGTAATAACCGTACATGATGAGTTAATTATGGAGGTACCAGAGGATCATATTAAGGAGGGAGCAGATCTTTTAGTAAATACTATGAAAAGAGTAGGACACAGCCTTATAGATCTCCCTATGAGCGTAGATGCTGAGGTAAATGATTACTGGTATGGAGAAAACTTAGCGGATGAGTATTTAGAGGAGGAGTAAGCCTATGGGATATTTTCCTTTACCAGAGCTAAAGGGTAAACCTAACAGGATCTTTGTAGATGGTAAAACTCTAAATCAGATAGCTAAGGAGAGCGGTATAAGGCTTGATACCGTACAGCATAGATATAGCAGAGGTATAAGAGATTATGAGGGCTTAACAAAGCCCTCTCATATCAGAGTAGAGCACGAAAAGGCACAGAGGAAAACCTACTCTATAATGAGTGCTGGAGAGAGAGTAATGGAGAGGATCTGGGAGCTGGATATACCGCTCCAGACTATCTCCGATAAAACAGGGATAAGTAGATCCACAATATACGCCTTTTTATACAACGGTACAGATCTTAGCAGTATGAGGCTTGCTAAGATCTGTAGCCTTTTAGGATTATCAATGGATTATGTGATGGGATTAAAGGAGAAACCAGATGGCAAAATGTAAATACTGTGGAGCTGAGGTAGCAATAGGGGCGAGATGTACATATTGTGGCAGTAAGGCGGAGAGCTGGTACTATTCTGTAGAAGAAAAGAAACAGGAGCCTAAAAAGAAGAAAGCCTTACATGATAGAGTAAGAGATTTGTTTAATGGAAAGATCTATATTGTAAAAAAGGGAGATTGCCTCTGGAATATCGCTAAAAATTTGTATGGATCTGGAGCAGAGTATTACAGGTTAGTAAAGTTAAATAATATACAGGATCCTAACCATATAGAGGTAGGCTGGAAACTGTATTATTAAGGAGGATAATTAAGATGAGTGTGTTAAGTAACAGAGTTGTTTTTAATGATGAGTGGGATGACATACAGAAAGATCCACTTTTTGAAAAAGAGATAAGTAAGAGAGTTGGTGTTATTGTTAAAGATGGGAGAATTTTAGAGGGGTGTAGGTATGAGTTTGATACTAATAGGTGGATGTATGGGTTATATCAAATTCCTAATACTCAGATTGTAAAATGGTTTTATATGGAGGAGGAAAATATTGAGGTATAAAGTATATGATGAGGAAGATAAGAAAGAGAGAACTCTGGAGGAGTGCGTAACTCCGTTAGAGGTAGGATCTGTAAGGAGAGTACAGGTTAAAAAGGGAGATACAAGAGAGGTACACCACTTTAGAGTACTGGAGGAATTAAAAGCATGAGAGTGTATATAGCTGGAGCTATGACAGGAGTGTTTAAGTATAAAGAGAAATTTATTGAGGCTGAGGAGTATATAAGAGGGCTGTGGCATATAGTACTTAATCCCTCATTTTTACCAGAGGGGCTCTCAGATTATTACGAGATCAATAAGGCTATGATAGATCAATGTGATGCTATTTATGTTCTTTTGAATTATGAAAACTCTAAGGGTACAAAGAAAGAGATTGAGTATGCAGAGAGTACAGGTAATTTATCAGAATAGTACAGAGGTAAGAGATCAGAACGGTAACTCATGGAGCTGGGTAAATAGACCTTTAGGGTATAGTGATTATCCTATAGGATATGGTAATTACTGGGAGTATCCGTGGAGAAGATGTTGGTAAAAATTTAATCTAAAGAAACCTCCTTTATGTGATTAGGATCGATCAAAACATAAAGGAGGTTTTTCTATTGAAAGTAGATATTTTTAACACAGAAAACAAGTATAAGATAATCTATGCAGATCCAGCATGGCTGTATAGAGATAAGGCGGTAGCAGGAGGGAGAGGGGCTGGATGCCATTATACAGTAACCAGATTAGAGGATATAAAGGCTCTCCCTGTAGAAAAGTTAGCAGATGATGATAGTGTGCTTTTTATGTGGGTTACAATGCCATTTTTAGAGGAGGCTTTTGATGTGATGAGATCATGGGGATTTGAGTATAAAACCTGTGCTTTTACATGGATAAAGCAGAATAAGAAAGCAGATACTCTCTTTTGGGGTATGGGTAATTGGACTAGAGCTAATGCGGAGTTATGTTTATTAGGTGTAAGAGGAAAGCCTAAGAGAATGGATGCAGGAGTACATAGTGTAATTATGAGCCACATAGAGGAGCACAGTAAAAAACCAGCGGAAACAAGAGATAGAATTGTAAAGTTAATGGCAGGGGGGGGGGCTACCTAAAATAGAGCTCTTTGCAAGACAGTGTATAGATGGATGGGATTGTTGGGGAAATGAGGTATAAGAATTGTAGGAGGTGTAAAAAGCCTCCTCTTTTTTTTTATCTAAATTTACTTACCGTTTGTGATTAGGTTACTTATCAATCAAAACAGGAGGATCAAGGATGGTAAGACAGATTAAAAGAAAATGGAGAAGATTTTACAGAACTCATAGAGAGGGCTGTGAGTTGGTAGGAGATTTTATTGGAGCTGTAAGTATTTTTGTAGTTTTATTTGAGCTCTATATCATCGGAGTTATGTTAGGAGGTCACTAATGGGATTAAAGAGCTTAATAGCAGTAGCACAAGGAAAAAATGCAGAGAGCGTATCCTTTGAGGATAAGTTTCTTAAAAATTATGAGGAGGCTGTAAAGGCTAAGGAGCTGGAGGAGAGGCAGATAGCCCCATCTGAGTATATCCGCCCATCCTCTATGTATGGCTGTGAGCGTATGTTATTTTTCCAGAGAGTACATGGAGGCTCCCAGAATGGAGAGCAGAGTGAGGTAAATCTTATTGAGATATGCCAGAGCGGTACAGATAGGCACTTAGACATACAGCACATAGTAGAGCGTATGGAGGGTGTAGAGTGCTTAGATCTGGAGGAAATGGTAAAAGAGGCACAGGCTAAAGGCATTAAAACAGAGTTTGTAGGCTGGAATGAGGATCACACAGAGGGCAGATGTAAAAATGATGAGCTTTCTATTTATTTCCAGCCAGACGGAGTTATTAGATTTAATGGTAAGGATGTAATCTTAGAGATTAAAACAGAGAGTACTTATCAGTTTAGTAACCGTTATGAGCCTAAGGCGGATCATAAGTGGCAAGCTACTTGTTACGGTATGGGGCTGGGGATAGATTATATCCTTTTCTTTTATGAGGATAGAAATTTCTGTAAAAAGAAACCGTACCTCTGGAAAATAACCGATGAGATGAAACAGGCAGTACTTAACAAGATACGAACTGTAAACAATGCTTGTAAAACAGGGATCCCTCCAGAGAAAGATGATAGCAAGTGTACATACTGTAGATATAAAAATGAGTGTGCTTTAGTGGATGCTGGTAAGTGGGTACATCCTAACCCTCCAGAAAAGCCTCAGACAGCCAAGAAAGATACAAACAGAAAAAAGGCTAATAAGTCTACAGGTAAAAAGAAAAAAGCCTCTACAGGGCAAAATACAGCGTTGAGAGCGGTATGTGGTAACTGTGAGCATTGTGGTAGAGAGATAGGAGCTTACTACTGTAGCATTGATAGAGAGGGATCTATGTATGTAGATCGCAGAAAGAAATGTAAGTTTACTCCTAGCAGATTTAAGGGGGTACAGGATGGCAAGTAATAACATCGGTAAAACCTTTGAGCAGGAGTTTAAGGAGTGTGTACCTCCAGATTATTACCTGTACCGCCTAAAGGATGATACAAGCGGATTTTATGGAGTATCTAATCCATGTGATTATATCCTGTTTAGATCTCCTTATCTCTTTATGGTAGAGCTTAAAACCCATAAGGGAAAGAGCATACCGATAGCTAAGATCAGACCTAACCAGATACAGGGAATGGAGAAAGCTACTCACTATGAGGGAGTGTATGGAGGCTTTTTAATCAACTTTAGAGAGCTGGAGGAAACATATTACATAACCGTACAGGATGTGATCCAGTTTACTCAGGCGGAGGAGAGAAAGAGCATACCTGTAGAGTGGTGCAGGGATCACGGAGTAAAGATAGAGCAGAAAAAGAAAAGAGTAAGATACAGCTATGATCTGGAGAGCTGGTTAAGTAGATATTTTGGAGGTGTGAAATGAAAGTAACTCAGTGTACAGGAGAGGGGCAGGGATCATGTAAGAGATGCTCCGATAAGGGAAAGTGGAATAGAAATTGGATGTGCTTTTTATACAAGATTGAGGGCTATGAGGGTTGTTATTGCTCTGATTGTGTAAAAGAGATCAAAGCGGAGGCAGGAGATAAGTGTTTAGAAAATTGAAAGAAAAGATCCGCAGACAAAAGTTAATAGAGGTTGAGGTATTAGAAACTCTTAGTAGTATTTGCTTATATTTAGAGTTTGATGCTCATTTTGCTCACAGAGGTAGATATGATGATTATTTTAGTAGCCATGCTAAACAGTTACGGATCTTTTCTGAGAGCCTTAGAGATGAGCTGGTAAAGGAGGATGAGAAAAAACGTGATAGGAGAGGATAACATACTTACTCTTACATACCATGATTTTACTACTAGCTGGTGCATGAAAATAAATCTGTATGAGGTATTTTGTGGAATTGAATACAGAGAACTACCAGATTATGAGCCAGATCCAGATGAGGTAAAGATCACACGCTGGCAGAGAATAAAGAAGATCATACAGCTTATTAAAAAGCATCATTTAGATAAAGAGCTCTCAGAGTTTAAAAGCTGGGTAGAAAGTCAAAAGGCGGAGGCTGAGAGCTTAAGAGCTAAGTATAAGGCTGGATCAGATGGGTATAAGAGCCTCACAAAGAGGATAACTCTTTACAACAGAGCTATAAGGGAGGCGGAGAAATGATACAGAGCGATAAGTTAAAGAAAATCATAGCAGAAGTAAAAGAGGAGAGCTCCCCTGTAATAACCCTCTCAAATGAGTTAATAGCAGATTTTAGTAAGGAGCTTGATAGTGCTATCTCAGAGCTGGATATGATTATGGAAAGCATCGGAGAAAACTCTATAGAGGATATACCAGATAGCCAGATAGAGTACTACTGTGTTAAGATCCCAGCTCTTATGTACTATGCAGGGCAGAGAGTAGAGGAGCTGGGTATGCAGGTAGATCTAGCCTCTAACGCTAAGAAAAGTGCTCAAAATGAGGCGATGGTAAAAGTATCTGGTACTGTGCAGGAGAAAAAAGCCAGAGTAGAACAGCTCACGGAGGATAAAGCCTTAGTAGAGGCTATTTACCGTAGAGCTTATAACAGCCTCAAAGTTAAGTTAGAGATGGCTGAGAAGATCTACAGCGGATTAAAGAAATCTCTCTCAAAGAGGATAGCAGAGGTAGATCTGGATAGATTTAGTAAGGATAAATATACCAGAGAGCCAGAGGATCCTATGGAGGATTAAGCCTATGGATCGGTGGGCTTATGAGTACTTTAGGAGACAAGCCATAGAGGATAGATGTAAGCAGGAGGCACAGTGGCTAATAGATAATCCTAAGGACAGTATCCGTAAAGTGGCTAGAGAATTTTGTATCAGTAAGAGCCAGTTACATAGGGATCTCCATGAGCTCAGAAATATAGATGATGATCTCTATGTACAGTGTAGAAATATTTTAAGGAGGCACAGAAGAAGTGGAGGAAAAGTTAGATAAGTTTTTAGCATATCTGGAGGAGAACGGAGTAGAGATCTCTGGAGAAACAGCTTTTAAGTGTGATGATGGGATTGTACTTTTTAGCCCTAATGAGGGAGGCGGAGTAGATATAACCATTATCAGAAATGTAGTTGAGTTAAATTATAACTTAGGTATCACGGATGCGGATGTAAACCTCTTTAATACAGAGGTAGGGATTATGCAGGAGTTAGGAGGAGAGCAGTAATGGAGTGTTGCGGTATTTGCGGTAATAATTGTTACGATGGTGGAGAGGTTGTATGTAGCTGTGAGGCTAGTGATGCTTACGGATGCCCTACAGCTTATAACGATACTTGTAATGAGTGGTGTGAGAAAGGAGATAATTAAAATGACAGGAAAAGAGTATGTAGAGTTAGCTATGAGAACTAATGACGGTAACGCAACAGGTAGGATCGAAAAGGCTATTGAGCTTTTACATAGACCAGATAAGCCTAAGTGCTTTAAGCCTGTAGTAGAGGATCTGGGAGGAGTGCTTAACGGATGCTTAGGGCTTGCAGGAGAGGCAGGAGAAACTCTGGATATGATTAAAAAGTGGATTTTCCACGAAAAGGATCTTGATAGAGAGCATCTTAAAAAAGAGCTGGGAGATGTAATGTGGTATATGGCTATGATCTGTTATAGTTTTGGTTTCGATTTGGATGAGATCCTCCAGATGAATATTGATAAGCTCAAAGCCAGATACCCAGAGGGATTTGATACAGAGAGAGCTAATCATAGAGCGGAGGGAGATATTTAATGGCGGAGATAGATAACCTCATAGCTGAGGTAAATAAGAAATACAAAACGGATATAATCCGTAAAGCATCGGATCTTAAGGGGATAGAGTTTATCCCCTACACCTCTCCTATGATGAATTACTTAACCAGAGGAGGAGTACCTGTAGGGAGGATCATAGAGCTAGTAGGATTGCCTCAGAGTGGAAAAACTACTACAGCTCTGGATATTATCTCTAATTTCCAGAAAAAGTATACAGATAAGTACTGTGTATATCTGGATGCAGAAAACACGATAGATAAGGAGTGGGGAGAAACTCTGGGGGTAGATTGGAGTAAGGTAATACTTATCCAGCCAGAGAGTGAGTACGGAGAGGAGCTCTTAGATATGCTCTTAGACTACATAAGATCTGGTAAGATCGGCTTAGCAGTATTAGATAGTGCTCCCTTTATTATCCCTAAAGCAGTACAGGAAAAAGGCTTAGATGAGAAAAGCTATGGCGGTAACAGTGCTCTTATGAAAGCCTTTTGTGATAAGGCGGTACCGCTTTGTAAGAAAGTGGAGTGTACTTTTCTCCTCATCAATCAGTTAAGAGAAAATATAGGAAATCCATACAAGCCTTTTAAGATCCCGTGTGGTACAGCTATAGCTCATGCGTGCTCACAGATCTTATGGTTTACAAAGGGATCCTTACTGGATGAGAAGTATAAAGAGGTAAGTAGCGGATATGCTAACCCTAGTGGTAATCTGGTAAGCGTGAAAGTGGAGAAAAATAAGGTTACTAAAAATGATCGTAGGCTCCAGACTTACACACTTAACTATAGTACAGGAGTGGATGAGATTAAGGATACCTTAGATCTGGCTATTATGCTGGGGATCATCTCACAGGCTGGGGCGTGGTTTAAGGCTATTCTTAAAGACGGTAAAGAGCAGAAAATGCAGGGCTTTAATGGAGTGCAGGAGTTTTATTATAACGATCTGGAGGAGCTGGAGTATCTTAGAAAACAGGTATATGAGGCAGGGATGGTATGAGAGAAATAGAGGAAACCTTAGCACATAACCTTAGAGAGGTAAGAGAGAAAAAGGGCTACACTCTAAAAGATGTGGTAAAAGGTACAGGATATACAGAGGTAAGTATAAGTAGATGGGAAACAGGTACACGGATCCCTAAGGCTACAGTACTTTACAATCTGGCTAAATTCTATGGAGTATCTGTAGATAGATTTTTCTGGAAATAAGAGCAGGAGGAGGTAGTAAAAAGCCTCCTCTATTATTTTATACAGGGGTTATATAAAAAGTAATTGACATTATTATATAGGGGGTGTATATTATAAGTGAGGTAAGGAACTAGATACGAACTGAAAGAGAGGTAAACAATATGAGATATAAAAACAGTGATGATAACAGATACAGAGTACAGTTTATGAGATCTACAGAGGAGCTTATGGATCAGCTTACAGTTAAAGAGTTTATCTCTTATCTGGAAGAAAACGCAGAGTTTGAAGATTACACAGTAGAGTACATTGATAAGAAATGTGTTAAGTGTAGAGCCTATGATCTCACAGAGGAAAACAGCAAGCTCCATAAGGAGTTTTTAGTAACAGAGGATGGTAGAGTATTTTACTGGAGATCCTTAATCAGCAAGATTGAGCTGGTAGATGCTGAGGAAGAAAAACAGGAGGTAAGTAAGATGGTTATTAAGAGATTAAAAGGAGCTAAGTTTGGTACAGATAGAATAGCTAGAGTAGTTACAGGATATGCCCTCTATGAGGAGGGCAAGGGCTACATAGCTTTTAGCTCAGATAGAGATGAGTTTGGTATTTTAGCTCCATATATTCCCTGTGGAGGGAAAAGAGCTTTACAGAGTATTTTAGATGCTGGAGGCTTTTGTAGCTTTGATGGTATGGAGTATGTACAGGAGTTGGGAGCCTAAGGGCTCCCAGATCGGAGGGAAATATGTTTACAGTTTATCTTAAGAGTGCTGGAGGCACAAAGAAATACTTTACAGAGTTTGAAACAGAGGCGGAGGCTGAGAGCTTTTGTAGAGAGTATGGCTGGGAGTGGGTAGATGAGAATGAGTTTGTATGGGATATGGATTATGAGGAGGCGTAAAGATGGCTAAGATCGTTTATCTGAGAACCGATAAAAACGGTACTAAGTATTATGCTAATTACACTTGCCCTAGATGTGGAGGAGCTGGAGGATCTGATAAATGGGCTTTTACAGGCTGGACTTGTTATGAGTGCGGAGGAACTGGAGAAAGACCTACTCCAGTTATTGAAAAAGAATATACTCCAGAGTATAGAGCTAAGCTGGATGAGAGAGCTAGAAAGAGAGCAGAGGCTAAGAGGGCTAAGCAGGTAGAGGAGTTTAATAACAATCGTTTAGCAATAGCTGAGAAATACGGATTTAATCCAGAGGGTAAGATCTATGTAGTAACAGGTAACACCTATGAGATCCGTGAGGAGCTTAGGGAGGCAGGAGCAAAGTATAGAGGAGGGATTAACTGGTATTTCTTAGAGAAACAGGATAGATACCCTACAATAGAGCTTAGTTATGAGGAGTGCCTTAATATCTATCCAGAGTACGGTACAATGAGCTGGAAAGACCTTACAGAGGTACAGGCAGTACTTAACAGTAAGATCCCTACAGAGGAGGATCCTAGCCAGTATGTGGGGCAGGTAGGAGAGAGGTTAGATCTGGTAGTAACTTTTAAGAAAAGATCTACTTATGAGATCCCTAGCTATGCAGGATGGGGTACAGATACGGTAGGGATCAATGTATTTAGAGATGATGCTGGTAACTGTTTTATCTGGAAAAGCACCTCAGCATTTTTCAACATAGCGGAGGGATCACAGGTAAGATTGAGAGGAACTGTAAAGGAGCATAGCGACTATAAAGGCACTAAGCAGACTATATTACAGAGATGTAAAGTGGATGCGGTAAAATTATAAAGACAAGGGAGGAGTTAATTAACTCCTCCATAAGGAGGGCTAAGAGATGAGTATACACGGAGTAAATGCTAGACAGCTCCAGATAATAAGTATCCTTAAGGAGGCTAAGTGTACAAATACAGCGGAGCTACAAGAGGAGTTAGGAGTATCTAGGAGAACACTTAGAACGGATATAGCGTATCTAAAGAGAGTGTATCCAGATAAGTTAATAACCCACAGAGGCAGGTATACAGGCGGTTTAGAGTGGGTAGAGTAGGAGGAGCATATGGATCTAATAGAAAGAGTAGAAAGCTATAAAGTGTTATTTAAGGAGTGTAAAGCTTTGGAGCCTGTTAGTATGGCTCTGGCAAATGGTTATAAATCCGCTACACCTCTCCAGAGATTGGAGATAATCAGAGAGCTAGATACAGAGCTAGCGGAGGTATATAGCGTAGAGATCCCTGTTATTACAGCGTGGGTAAGAGATGATAACTATGTACACTCTACAAAGGAGATTTTCTTAGGGGAGCCATCCTTAGAGGGTTTTCTCCATCAATTTAGGCACCACTTACAAAATAAGGCAAGGGAGCCACAGTATAAGTATTTACTGGTAGAGGATGATCCTAAGGCGGATTATAGGATCCCTTATAAGGATTGTATGTATAGGATGTATGGGGAGGATGATGCCAGAGCGTGGGCTAGGATGGTTATTGAGTTAGCCTCATAAATGAGTTATAATATAACCACTATATAAAAAGGTAGGTGGTTACATGATAAAGAGATTGAGCGTAATAATAGCTTTAGGTATTGCACTATCCTTATCAGCCTGTGGAAATACAGCTAAGGTAAATGAGCCCATAGAGGCGGAGAAAGTAACGGAGGCTATAGAAAGTACTCCAGAGGTAACAGAGGAGCCAGAAACAGCTACAGAGGAGGCGGAGGAGCTATCTGTAATCTATGCAGACGATGAGGAGATCAATTTATATCTGAATAGGTATAATGAGGCTAATGTGGGGCAGGAGATAACAGCGGATCAGTTTGAGCCATATAAGCATCATGGTAGTGTACATAAAAATCAAATAAAATTCAAAACAGAGGAAACTACTATATCAGCTACAGGAACTAAGGTAACAGTATATTTAGAATATAAGGATCTGGAGCAGTATAAGGAGGCGTTTCTGAGATTTGTAAAGCCTTTTAGTGATACCGATATAGAGAAATGCTGGGAGCAGGTTTTAGCAGATGATACAAGGGTTATAGAGTTTGATGGATTTAGTACAGAAACCAGTAAATTTAATGGAAATATAGAGTATATGAGTATCTATGGATTTATAGAGTAGGAGGCGGATTATATGAAAATCGGAGTAAGAAAACCTAGCCTTAAAAAGGTTATCAAAGCAAGTACTACAGGTAAGGCTAAAAGAGCGGTAAAGAAAGCAGTCAATCCTCTGTATGGTAAAAAGGGTGTAGGGCTGGCAAAGAGCCCTAAGAGGGCTGTAAAAAATGCTGTATATAAGAAAACTACAGTAGGAGTAAAAGATTTACTCAAATAGGAGGGCTTAATGGATGAGCGTATAAAAGAGCTGATAGATTATATAAAAATGCTACAGGTAGCATTAGAGTGTAGCACAGATCCAGAGGATATAGAGGCAGATAATCTAATGGATGCTATCTGGGAGAGTAAGATGGAATTAAAAGAGCTGGGATATGAGGGCTGGGAGGATTTATAGGAGGTATATATGGATAATGAAAAGCAGAAACAGGAGGTAATAGACTTTCTGTAGAACACTTACACAGGGGCTAAAATGATGGGAGATGAGGAGGTAATGCTAAGAGCCTCCAGAGCACTCTTAGCATTTAAGGCAGATGTGCATAAGGATATTTTCATAGAGGAGAATGTGCTGGAGTTTTAATACCAGATAGAGAGAGGATCTTAGGATCCTCTTTTTTTTTGTTCTAAAAATACTTACCGATTGTGATTAAGTTAAGTATCACAACAAAGGAGGTAAACAAAGTGGCACAGAAAGTAACCAGTACAGATATAAAGCTGGCTCTTAAAGAGTTTCATAATGGAAAGCCCAGTTATTTTATAACCGAGTGTAAAACCTGTAGTACTTATTTTCCAGATCCACAGGGGCTACTTAAGTTTGATGGGCTGGCTATCACAAAGAGCTATACAAAGCCTAATATTATCGGCTATGAGATCAAAGTGAGTAGAAATGATTTTCTACAGGATAATAAGTGGCATTTATACCTACAGTACTGTAATGAGTTTTATTTTGTAGTACCTAAGGGGCTGGTAAAGAAAGAGGAGCTCCCAGATCATGTAGGGCTTATCTATTTTAATCCAGATACTAAGGGTTTGAGAACTGTTAAAAAGGCATTGTACAGGCAGATAGAGGAGCCTGTAGGAGTGTATAAGTACATTATCTTTAGTCGGCTGGAGGAGGATAGGATCCCATTTTACAATGACAGGGCGGAGTACTGTAAGGATTATCTGGAGGATAAGGTAGTAAAGAGTGCCATAGGGCAGAGATTAGGCACAAAGTTAGCAAAGGATTTAGAGGATGCAGAAAAGAGGTTAAAAAGCCTCCAGAGTGCAGAGAAAGAGCTACAGGCGTGGAAAAGCGTTAAGAAAGTCTTAGATAAGGCTGGTATTTTACCGTGGAGATGGTTTGATAATGATAGCTTGGTAACAGATCTGGAGCAGAGGCTTAGTGGAAAGATGGATCCTATAGATCTGGAGTTAGCTATTAAGGATGCCAGTAGATTACTAACCAGATTACAGGATATGCAGGTACAGGAGGAGCAGGATGATAAAAGCTAGATACATAGGGGTAGATAATGAACTCTTACAGAGCGGTAAAGTATATAAGATCAAAACAATTTCTGTAATGTGGAATGGTAAGCCCAGATTAAGAGTAGCTTTTGGAGAGCGTTTTAGATACTGGGTGCATTACGGTAGCCTAGAGGAGTTTCTTAAGCGGTGGAAAGTAGAGGCGGTATATCATGGATGTAAGTAGGTTAATGATTTTGCTTAAGGAGGCGTGGAGCAGGGCAAGAGATGAGGGAGTAGGTGTAATGGAAGATTTTATAGGAAAGCCTTTTACAGCTACTACTATGAGTGAGTTGAATTATCTTGTAAACGCTCCTTTAGAGAGTATAAACAGAGAACTCCGAGAGGAGTTAGGTATAGAGCTTTATGTAAATACATTACCTCAGATAGAGGATAACTCAGTAAGTGGGATCTTAAGGGTAAAAAGGGTAGGAGAGACAGTAAGATTTATATGAGAGAGGAGTGTTAAGTGTGGGTAGAGCTGAGAGGCGTAGACTTGAAAAGCAAAAAGGAAAACAGGTAAAAACCTATAATCTAACCAGATCACAGCTCCATAATGCAGTAAGGCAGGTAACAGAGGAGGATCTTAAGAGGATCAAACAGGAGGCTATGGAGGATGCCATAAATACAGCTATGACATTACTCTTAGTACTCCCTATGGAGGTACTCATGGATCATTACTGGAAAAAGACCTATGCAAAGAAGATACCAGAGTTTACAGAGCTGGTATTACAGTACTATGAACTCTGGCAAAATGGAGAGCTAGATATGGATGAGATGAAAAAGGATCTCTGGGAGTATGGCGGAGTGAGATTAGAAGAAAGAGAGGCAGAATAATATGAGTTTAAGAGTAAAAGCAGGTATTGATTTAGAGGAACTTAAAAAGTACGGATTTAAGACAGGTAAAGAGTGGGCGGATGCTGGAGAGCGTTGTTTAGAGGGTATCGGTTATAAGTATCAGCATGAATGGTACCATAAGTTTTTAATGGATGCAGATGAGCCTAGTAAGATTGCTTATATTGCAGAGGATTATGATATTCCATGTGTACAGATCTCAGTAAGGACAGAGCACAGAGATTTGTATGTAGATGTAGCAGTAGAGGGTACTTATCATGTAGGAGGATCAGAGCTGGATATTGTAACAGATACTATCTATGAGCTTACACAGGCTGGAATACTGGAGGTAGTACCAGAAGAAAGCGAGGGTAAATAATATGGCTATCAGAAATATGCTACACATGAGCCAGTTAAAGGCGTTTGAGGAGTTTCTGGAAAGTAAGGGCTATTTGATTATACCTACAGTAGGAGCGTATGAGGTACTTAGAGCCAGAAAACCTAAGGAGAATATGGTAATTGTGTATAGAAAAGGCGGAGCTAAGGAGCATTTATCTATTATGGATAAAGATTTTTATTTAGTAAATGAGTTTTTGAGAACTAGGGAGGCAGTAGTAAGTAAATGAAAAAGAAAATTAAGGATTGTACATTTAAGGAGTTTACAGGGTGGGCTAACGCTAGAGCCTGTGATGGTAGATGGAGTATGCTGGATGCTATGAATAGTATAAGTGTAATTAGTATGGTATATGAGGTAAAGCCTCTTTTCTTTAGAGGCAGGGTTAGGGAGGCTTTATGGAGAAAACTTAGGGATCAGTATTTAAACATGGAGGCAGAGATAGAGATTGAAAGATAGTACAAGAGCTAAGAGCTCAAAACAGGAAAAGCGTATAGCTAAGGCTATAGGAGGTAGGCAGGTAGTAGGATCTGGATCTACTCCATTCCTAAAAGGGGATGTAATAGCAGGAGATCTCTTTATAGAGGCAAAAACAAAGATGAACCCTAGCCAGAGTATCACAGTAAAAAAGAGCTGGATAGATAAGGCTAAGGAGCAGAGCTTAGCTATGAGAAAATCCGATTATGCAATAGCTGTATCTTTTGGAGATCCTAAAGATTATTACCTCATTGAGGATAGTTTTATGGAGGAGCTCTTAAAGGCAAGAGAGGCAGTAAAGCAGGTACAGGAGATCCCTTTTGAGGATATTCTAAACGGAGCAGTAGGAGATATAGAGTTAGGCTGGAATAGAGCCATAGACAAAGTAAGAAGAACTATAGAGGAGGTATATGAGTAATATGTGTAAAATTAGAGAGATGAACTTAGAAACAGCTAAGTACTATGGCTATGAGGCACAGAGTAACCAGTTAGTATAGGAGTGTGCAGAGCTCATACAGGCGGTAAATAAGTACCGCAGAGTAGAAACAGGCTTAGGACAGCCTGTAGCTGAGGATAAAAAAGCTATTGCCAGAGATAACTTAGTAGAGGAGATCGCAGATGTAGAGTTAATGCTGGAGCAGGTAAAGTATCTCCTCCAGATCCCAGAGGATGAGCTTTTAGCGGTTAAGACATTTAAGGTAAACCGTACTAGAGAAAGAATGGAAAACAGTAAATAAAATATTTTTCAAAAACTATCTAAATTTTCCTCATATTGAGGATTAAGTTATTTATCAATAAAAATAACACACATAGAAAAGGAGAAAAATCTATGAAAGCATTTAAAGGATTTAACAAGGATCTTACCTGTAGAGGTTATCAGTATGAGGAGGGTAAGGAATTTCACACAGAAAGAGCGGAGTGCTGTGATACAGGTTTTCACGCTTGCGAGTATCCGTTAGATTGTTTCGGATATTATGATCCAGCACATAGCGTATTCCATGAGGTAGAGTTATCTGGAGAGATGGATAAGAGCGGAGATAATACTAAAGTATGTGCTACTGATATTAAGATCGGAGCTAGATTATCTATTGCAGGACTTGTAAAGATGGCTATTGATTTTACTATGAGTAAGGTAAACAAAGAGGCAGGATCAGACGAGCGACACGGTTTTGCATCTGCTACAGGGTATAAAGGAGCCTCATCTGCTACAGGGAATTGTGGAGCCTCATCTGCTACAGGGTATAAAGGAGCCTCATCTGTTAGTGATCCTACTGGTGTAGCGGTTGCATGGGGGCATGAGGCAAGAGCTAAGGGCTGTAAGGGAGCTCATCTTATCCTCTCTGATTGGAAATATGTAGGAGCCAGATATAGCGATGGAGATTATATGGATCCTTATGATAAGGAGAGCTGGGAGCTCACAGGAGCTAAGATGGTAGTAGTAGATGGATAGAAGATCAAAGAGGATACATACTACCGCTGTATCGAGGGAGAAATTGTAGAAGTTACAGAAGATGGAGAGATCGTAGAGGAATAATATAGAGAGTGGTACATTTTGTAAGAAAAGATGTACCACTTTTTTCTATTTTATCTAAAAATCCTCCTCAAAAGTGATTAGGTTATATATCAATTTAAAAGGGAGGTAAAAACCGTGTCAGAGGTAGGATGTGATATAGTTGAGTACCTTAAAGAGTTTCATACATCGGAGGGAAAAGCGGTAAAGGCTAGAGAGCTGTGTGTACTGTTTAATGTGCATGAGAAACAGCTAAGAAACATTGTAAGCGATCTGAGGCAGAATGGAGAGGCTATATGTAGCTCTACTTATGGTTACTGGTACTCCAGAGATCCAGATGATATATCCACTACCCTAAGCAGGTTAGTAGGGCAAGTGGATAATATGCAGAAAGTAATAGCAGGATTAAACAGGATCTTACAGGAGGTGCAGGATGAGCAAAAGGAGAATTAGAAGAAAGAGGAGAGCCAGAGTAAAAATATTGCCTTTAATACTGGTAGGAGCGGTAATAGCAGGAGCAATTACTGTGATAATGAGTGTAAATCTAAAGGGAGCAGATAAAGAGCCTCCTACTGAGGAGATTTATATTACGGAAACTCTACAAGCTCCGCAAGCTGAGAACACAGAGCCAGTAACGAAAACAGAGCAGGAGGCAAAGCTGGAGCACGATCTTAATTATACATATCCGTATAATACGATGAGTGCAGACTGGGGATCAGAGGTATACGAGGATGGATTTAGATATTATGAAATTCAGCAGGAGTATAAGGATGCTGGAGGATGTTTTCCAGAAATAGTACAGGTTTACCTATGGTGTGAGTGTAAAGAGTACGGAGTAGATTATTATACGGTACTAGCCATCATAGAGAGGGAGAGCGGTTATCACTGGGATAAGGTAGGAGATAACGGAAACAGTAAGGGCTATATGCAGATATACGAGAAATGGCATACAGAGCGGATGGAGGCGGAGGGAGTAACAAATCTCTTTAATCCATATCAAAATATCAGAGTAGGGCTTAACTGTTTAAGAGAGATACAGGATAAGTATTTAGCATCTAGCGGAGAAAATTGTGTACTCATGGTATATAACATGGGAGAGAGTACAGCTAAAAAGCTGTGGGCTAAAGATATTTATAGCTCAGCATATAGCAGAGAGGTAATAGCCAGAGCACAGGAATTAAGACAGGAACTAACACAGGAATAATACAGGATCAAGCAGGAGTATAGGAAAAACTATACTCCTTTTTTCTTGTTAAAAGGGAGGTACACGATGTTTAAGGTAGGAGATGCCATTAAGTGGATGTGTCCTCTGGATAATGATTATACCTATGGAGAGATTATAGCTCTTAGAAAGAGTGTAGCTACAGTAAAAGGCACTGGGTTATACAGCGGTATTACAGCGGAGGTACACCTAAGATACATAGAAAAGCTAATGAGAGGAGGCGGTAGCGTTGGGAGCGATTGTAAGAAATGTAGTAAACGATCAATTACTAAGGCTGAGTTATAAGGATCCTAAGAACATAAAGAGATTTTTGAGAAATTGGGGAGGCTTAGAGGGCTTAAGTGAAAAAGGAGATACAGTAGCTACCTGTATCCTCACAGATCTTAAGACAGTAACAGCTATTGATCTGGATAAATACCATAAAAGCGATAGAGCAGAGTTTAATAAGGCATACAGAAAAGGAAAGCTAAGCCATTATCAGTATATGAGTATAGCGTATGTGCTGGTACTGGGATATACACAGGATGAGTTAGCGTTTGTAATGGGCGTGGATCAGAGTGTTATTAGTAAGAATATAAACAGCGGTATAAAGAGAATACAGAGAGAGCTTAGAGCTTATCTGGAGGAGGATTAGATGAGTTTAATAAAGTGTGGAACCGATGAAAACGGATCCTACATAGAATTGAAAAGACCGAGAGGAGAAACGCCTCTATGTTTTATAGATGAGTGCGGAGTAGTACACGATACCATAAGGATTTATGAGTACAAGGCAGTAAGGAGTAAAGAGATCTCCACAGATAGCAGATGTGTAATGTGCGGAGAGATAATACCAGAGGGCTCTATGGTGTGCGATAGATGTAGAGAGGCGGTGGAGGGATTTGAGTAAGTTTAGGCGTGAGGAAGATGAGGCGGATAAATGGCTAAGAGAGCATGATCCTTATTATACATCCTCAGATAGGGATAAGAGAAAGAAAATGAGTAATCCCTATGAAACTCCAGAGCAGGAAAAGCGGAGGAGAGAAACAGAGATCCCTCTTAGTAACCTAAATAGCTACCAGAGAGTGCAATTTAAGCAGGTAGGAGGCTCTTATACAGAGCGTGGAGAGTTTGATCTGTAAAAGGGTGCATAAATATTACAGATATGTACCCTAACTAATGAAACAAAATTACATAGCTTAGGAAATAAATAGAAAGAGAGGTACATGAGGCTATGAAAGATTTACAAGTAAAGTACACAGATCCGCTGGATCTTATCCCTTATGAGAATAACCCTAGAATTAACGATTATGCAGTAAAAAAGGTTATGGAGAGTATTAAGGAGTACGGATTTACTAATCCGATTATCGTAGATGCAGATATGGTTATCATCGCAGGGCATACGAGGAGAGAGGCTAGTATCTTAGCAGGGCTGGATAGAGTACCGTACATAGTAAGAGATGATCTCACTCCAGAGCAGGTAAAGGCTTACCGTATTGCAGATAACAAGCTGGCAGAGTTAAGTAACTGGGATGATGAGTTACTCAAAAAGGAGTTATTTGAGTTACAGGCGGTAGATTATTCCTTAGAGGTAATGGGCTTTACAGAGATAGACCTTAAAGAGATCTTTACAGAGAAAGAAGTACCTAAGGAGAAAAAGAAGAAAGAGGAGAAAACTACTTTACCTATGCTCCGTTTCGGATCCAACAGTGTAAGGATTACAGAGGATGAGCTGGTAATGCTTAGCAATAGATACAATGAGTATGTAGAGAGTACTCCAGATGAGGGCTTTATTACATGGCTACTAAAGAGAGGCTTATAGTAAAAACCTCCTACATGGATGTGTTGGAGAGGATGCTGAGAAAGAGAGGCGTAAAAGTGGTTATGAGCGGAGTAAGAGAAATGACCTTAGCAGAGGAGATAAGAAATCTGGCAGAGCTGGGAGTAGATCAAAATGTTATAGACAGAATGACACAGAAATATAACAGGATGCTCACAGATCATGGAAATACCTGTAATAAGATCCGAGATGAAGTATACCGAGAGGTAAGAGGCGTAAAGGCGGAGCTGGCGGAGAAAGAAACTATCATAAGAGTATTAACAACTCATATAAGAGAGAAAGAGCTACTGTAAGAGGTAGCTCTATTTAATTTCATTCTCCTTACTGAAATTCCTATGAAATGAGGAAAAGGCGGAGGAGGGCGGAAAAGAGGCTTAAATAAAGCAATAATACTAAATAAACATATAAGAG